TTAGCTGTTGGGTTTTGGAATTTTGCTAAAGGAGTTCTAGCAGCAACTCAAGGTATGTGGGCATTTGCTAGGTCAACCTGGGCGGCTGAGAAAGCTCAAAAAGCCTTAAAAGTTACAATGGCATCAACACCTTGGGGTGCTATAGCACAAGTTCTACTGTCAGTTATATCTTATCTCGTTATATTTGGGAAGGAAACGGATAAAGCTACTATGGCTCAAAAGAGATTGAATGATGCTTTAAATGAATCATTAGCAGGAATATATAAACATAATAACAACTCTAAAGAAAGGGCTACATTAATGAGGGAATTGGTAAATGAATACCCTGAATTAATAAAGTGGATTGACCTAGAGAGAGCTTCTAATGCGGAGTTAGAAGCTATAATGAAGGTTGTAAGAAAGACTGATTTTGATGTGCTTAGAAAGAAAGTTGAGGCATCAAGAATTTCCCTTGAATCATCAGAAAAAAACTTTAAGGCTGCTCAAAAAGCAGAAAAAGAGAGAAAGCAATATTGGGCAAAATATTTAAGAACTCATAAAGATGTAGAAAAGGCTAAACTTGATGAAATAAAGTCAAACTTGTTCGTCATGAAGATGAATACTGCAACAGCATTTCATGCAATTAAAAACCAAAGGTCTTCTTATGATGATTTTATGGATATTCTTAAAAATCAAATTAAAGGGGTTAAAGGAGTTAATAGGCTTAAAATTGAGGCAGGAGAGGATTTAAGGAGAAAGAAAACAACCCTATATTTAAAAGAACTTGCTGATTTTAGGAACATGAAACAGGCAGAGCAGGAGATAGAGCTTGCTGCTCATCAAGAAAGAGAAAAATATCTACAGGCGGTTTCTGATTATCAGGATATATTAGCACAAGGTACGGATGATTTTGGGAAGACCTCTAAGGGTGCTCAAGAGGAGGCTAGGGCTTTTCTTGCCACTTTAGATACTGAATTAGCAGTAAAGGTTGAAAGTACGAAGAAAAATATACAAGATATAAATATTGAACTTTCTGTTTTCAAAAAATTTGTAACTAATCTTGAGGGAGCTTTAAAGAAATCTGGTATTTCTTATGGGGTATCAGCACTATCATCAACCCTGTTAAATAAAACAAAAGATAACTTTAAGGCTTTAGCTAAAATAATGGATGGTATTATTACGGATAATTACACTAAGCTTATAGCTAAAGCAGAAACACATCTTGAGATTGAGACTAAAAAATATCAGGATGAGATAACTTTAATGACAACAAATATCGGTAGAATGGAGTCCATCAAGGATTCTTTTGATTTTAAAATGTTATCAGGAACAATTAAAGCTAATAAAAATAAATATGAAGTAATTAAGAATTTAGATTTAGCTCATTACAATAGAGTTACTAGTGGTAAAAAAGAACATCTTGTAGAGATGCAGGATTTGATAGAGAAAATGATGAAGGAGGAGATGGCAAAAAAGAAGACGAATAACGCATTAATAATAGAGTTAGATAAAGAATTAAAAAGAACATTAACATCACTTAAAAATCAACAAGGGCTTGATTCTGCGGAAGTAGAGAAAGCATACATGGATGCTGTTGTTACTACAACCGAACAAGGGGAGTTGAGGCTTTTCTCCTTATGGAATAAATTAAGAGATAATAGACATGCTGCTGAACAAGCTGATATAGTATTCCAACAAGAGGAGATGTCAAGAAAAGGTAATTTAATTTTTGAACATCATAATAATGTTCATAATAATTTAGTTGCCCAATTAGCTAAAGGGGAAATTACTCAGGAGGAATTTAATAAAAGAGAAATAGATAATAAAAAAAGGATGAACGAATCTCTTTTGCAAAATCAAAAAGAACATCAAGGGAAGATAGATGGGATAAACACTTCCTCAGCACAATCAGATAACGAATTACTACAGCAGAAAATACAAAAGGTTGGGGAATATTATAGCATGGCTTTTGACGCTTTATCTACCTTCTTGAGTAATAGATGGGCGTTAGAGATGCAATCTATAAACGATAGGCATGATGTTGTTAGACAAGACCTTACTGATGAGATGGATGAAAAGTTAGCTCAAAACGAAGGTAATGCTCAAGCTCAAGAGGATATTAGAGAATTGTATGCTGAGAGACAAAGGGTTGATGATGGAAAAAGAGATGTTGCTCTTGAGAAGGTTAAGAAGAAGCAATTTATGATGAACAAAGCTAATCAGCTTATTTCAGCTTTGATAAATGGTATGGTTGCTATTACAAGAACAGCCGCTGATGTTGGTTTCCCAGCGGTGTTTGCGGCAGCACCAATCATGACGGCTCTTGTTGCTGCTCAAATAGCAGCTATTGCTTCTACAAAATATGTAGGGAAAAAAGGTGGTATAACTCCTAGTATAGAGTCTGAGGGGACTTTAGAGAAGTTTGCAGGTGGAGGTATGGTTATGGGCAAGAGTCACGCACAAGGAGGGGAAAAATTTAGAGCAGGAGGTAGGGTCGTTGAACTTGAAGGAGGAGAGGCTGTTATCAATAAGCGTTCAACAAAAATGTTCCACAGTCAATTAAGTAGTATGAACGCTGCTGGAGGAGGGAAAAGATTTGAAGCTGGAGGGGTAATACCAGGTACAAGTAATATGGTAAGTGATGCAGGATTAGGGAATATGAACACTATTATTTCAGCTTTAGGGGAGCAAGTTATAATGGGGGTTAATAGTAAACAGGTTACGGTTCTTGAGGCAGATATAAGTAGCACACAAGAAAATGTTAATATCTTAGAATTACAATCAGCAATTCTTTAATAAATTTTCGTACTTTTGTAAAATGAAAACTATTATGAAATTGTTGTGGAATTATTTTTTAGGAGAGGGAGTTGAGAGAACAACAGAAGAACTTTTTAATGAAAGGATAGCTGTATGTCGTTCAAATTCTTGTGGTTCATATAAAAAACCACTTAACATTAAATATTTAGAGAAGTGTGGAGAGTGTGGATGTTTTCTTAATATTAAGGCGAGAATTAAAGAGTGGTATGTAGAGTGCCCAAAAGGGTTGTGGTAAGTGAATGGAAAGACATACCTAAAAATATACAAAAGAAAATTCAATCATCATTAGACATTATTGAAAGTAGAGATAAGGTTGATGTAAATGACAGGAGTGATGCTTTAGATTATTTGTTCCAACAACATGGGGTATATTTAGGAGGAAGATATAGCGGTAATAGAGCAGCAAGGACATGTGGAATTTGTGTTAGTAATGTTAAGATTGGTTTCCAAAATATAATAAGCAAATGGCAAACAAGCAATCAATAGTTTTTGAATTTAGAGATAATTTACACGAACAGCTCTCAAAGAGGTTCGGTGAAAAATTTACTTTAAAAGATATGATATATCACCTTTCAGAATTTGGTATTATTCCCCCAAAAGTTTTAAGAAATTATATGATGATAAGAGATTTTGATAAATTCATAGTTGATAACCGAGGCCATGTTGGAAATACATTTATTGATTTATCTATTAAATATGATATATCTGAGAAACAAGCAAAGAATATTGTTTATAAACAGAGAGATAAATTCAATCCAAGTAGAAATATTAGAACTCCTGGGAATCTAATATCACTATAGAAGCTTCTTTAGCCCAAAATTTTCTTGCAAACACACTATGAACCATACAGTCTTCGGATAGAATAGCATCTAATACCGCTTTAATAAGATTATCTATATCAGGTTTCTGGTCGTGAAAGTCCCCTTCCTTTTCCTTTCTTTTCTTTGCACTCCAAGATTTTGCCATTGGCAAATGAAACTCTATATATAACTTCTTATCAATACTTATATTGTTCTCTTTAAATAAAGAGAGTAATTCTTCTTTGAAGCCCCAATATTTAACCACGCATGGTCTTTTTTTCCAGGTATCACTCCTAGTCATACGAGGTTTAGATACTGGTGTTATTTTTAGTTTTTTCATTTTCTTCTTTTTCTTTAGCCTTCATCATTTTATCAATCCCCTGCATTAGACCCCTAGCTATAATATCTTCACTTACATTCTTTTTGCAACCAGGGCACTTATAGTTTTTCTTTGTTTTATACCAAGACCTATTACAGCAAGATGTCTTTTTTATATCGTCATCTTTTATGAAATGCTTATCAAACTCTTCTCTGCTAAACTTACCTTTATTAAATTTCTCTTCTTTATTCTGAGTCATTAGATATAGCTTCTAATTCAAATTCTAAATGAGCTATTGCTTTTTTAATACAATCTATTGGAGTATTATGTTTGCGTTTTGCACGCAAGAGATATGTTACGGCAGTCCCACAATTATAGGATAAATCAAAATCTTCAACAACCTTACGAGCCTCATATTTATGAGTCTTTCCTATATAATAGTGTGGGATTCTTTCGTCAGCTGTTGATGTTGGATTCCAACCATTCCTTCCTTTTTCTTTATAATGCTTATTATGTTCCGTCATACCTTAACTCCTTTTTCATTTATGTTTTTAACGGTTTCTACTTCAATTACTGGTTTTGTTAAAACTTCAAGTTTATATGTCCCATCATAAACCACCCCAACAACCCTATCAACCCCATTCGCCTCTATATCCTCTATTGCGTCTTTCAAATCATTCCCAATAAAAATTCCCCCTTTTGCGTTTCCATTTACACTAAGGTCAACAAATGCTCTAAAACCCTCCTCTT